TCTGTAAATATCACACCTGAACGTGACAACGCCGTTAATCCTCTTGTTGGATCACTTAACGCCTTTGCTAACTGTAGGAAAGAACTTTTTAAATCTGTTTGGTTAATCTGCGCCAAGTCCGCCGCTGTTTCTGCTACTCGGCTATAAGAATCAACACCAATATTTTTAAAACTAGTTAATAATGCAAAACCTTTTTGAAATTCTTTTTCATCAAATAAAGTTTGAAAACCTAATTCATCAGCGATACTTCTAAGTGCTTTAGCTGCTACCGGGGCATCTGTGCTAACACGTTTTAAACCGTTAGCTAACGCCGCAAAATCTGCCTCTCTTTCTGCTACTACTCGAAAACTTGTATTTAATGTTTTAAATAAAGCCGCCGCGCTACCTATTGCAGCTAATGGGCCAACTAATCCTTTAAACGCCGCTGCTAAATTCTTTGCCCTACCTTGAACCCCCTGCATAGAGTTTCCAAGTTCTTTTATCTTCTTTTGTCCTTTTACATTCGCGTTGATAGTAATCCCGTAATTACCGCCACCTGATCCGGGTATCCCTGTAGGCATTATTTATTAGCCTCCTTTTTATTTAATAAGTTCATTGCTGTTATTTCCATAACTTGTAAATCTTCAAACACGGAAGGCAAATCTTCTATTGAATAAAGTTTAGCTGTAGCTACTACGCTCGCATAATCTAAACCCGTTACACCTGCCATTGATGTTCTCCATTGCGTCTGAACACGTAAAAACAATAAAACCGCCTCTTCATTTTCAGGCCAAACTTCAAAGTCGTCGTCTTTCTCAGGTTCAGGTAATGCAATGCCCATCATTGCCGCATCACTCATTAAATCATCTGTATTGTTTTTATCTCCGGCGGCCCAGTATTCAGCCGCCTCTACTAGTTTTTTCTTTTTGCTCCGGCTATTGAATCAAAGAACGCTTTTGAAATACTCGTTGCAAGCATTGGAACATCAATGACTTGGGCTAGTGCCTTTTGTGAAAACTTAATTGGGTTGCCGTCCTCGTCGTTGATACCATCCCAACCTAAAAGAACTTCTTTTAAAAATTCAATTTCATCAATAGTATTATTTTTTATTTGTTCATCAATTTCTCTAATTCTCGTTTGAGTTATTCTTTTAAATTCCGCATCAAAAGTATATCGCGCATGTTTTCCACCATCCACGGGCATGTCATGAGAAACAGGCCATTTGTAAGTATCGGCTTGTTTTAATACAAAAGACATAGATTGCTATTTACTCATAGTAAGAGTAAACCCCTTACACACTAAAAGCAATATCTACTGGAACACTAAAGCTATCTCGTCGTTGCCGCTTGCTGTAGGTGTCGGAACATAGGGGACAGACAGCAATTGTATTCCTGAATCATCGGAATAGGTTGGGTTTCCAATATCACAAACAGGCATTACCGCCGCGACAATATTTCCGGCTGTGGTTCCATGTTGCAGGCAAACGCGGCCTGTAGTGTTGTCATTAGCAATAGTAAAGAAATCTTTCTGAGCAATGGTTGGCGCTTCAATAACAATTTCACCTGTTGGCGCTCTATTGGTTAAAAGAACTTCAGTCGTGCCACCAACTAATTCTCTATACACAATTTCATTCGACATATCAACGTTAATACTTGAAATCTTGGCGGTGTCAAAATCCATCACAGAAACAGCAACCGTATTACCTGCTTTAAATAAAACCGGTGTGGTCTGGTTAGAGTAGGTCGTTGACGGAAGCGCCGTATCTGTTGGCGCGACGTACTGCCCAGTCATGGAAAAGTTAAAAACAGGGATCGCGCCCAAGCCAAGAGACATATTAAACGTGCCTCGACATCCAACGGCCTTATGTAAGACCCCGGAGTTATTGAAATAAATTGTTGTTGATTCGAAGCCGGTTGATATTGGTAAATATTTAACGTTTGCGCTAATTGAATAACCTGAACTTGCACCGGGAACGAATGTCGCAGTTCCGCCGGGTTTGACTGTTGCGACCTTGCTACTCCCTACATAATCGACGATTAAACCCTTATGCCCGTTACCTGTTCCGCTTGTAATTGTAATAGTTTTGCCAACGTAATAATCATCAACCGCGCTAGCACCTGACGCCAAAGTGATAGAACCCGCGCCACCTGCCTGCGCCGATCCCGTCAACGCTGAGCCGGTAGTTGTAGAAGAAAACCCGCAAGCTCTAAGCAAACTATCCATTCTTGAGGGCGTTTGTGCTGCCCCAGATCCCGCAACCTCAACCTCAAAATTCAACGCCACTCTGACGTTTGATAATAATTGATCTGAGTTCCCCATATAAGACCTAATTAGATCTCGACTTACTGTTTCCGCTTCAATTGGGGTTACGTCTAAATTTCTTACTAATAGCGCATCTGTTCCGGCGGGGCTGCTATCGCTCCCTGAACTTGATTCTATTTTTGTTTGAATCAGCCTAGATCTTGAAAGTAATGCCACGGCTCAAAAGGATCTTTTATATGTATCCATATTAGATGCTTTTATTATGGCGGCTTATTACTGGGTTAAATCTCCCACCTCTGTTCTATACAAAACAATGTATTCGCAAGTTGTAACGCCAATTGGTGAATCACCGTCAATCGCTTCAAAAGATACGGTGCTTGGTTGAACATCTATCGCCTCGCCGCCTAGCGTTAAATCTGCCATTATTTTTGAGTGCATACTAATAATCGTATCGTCGGCCTGTTCGTCTGGTACATCTCCAGAACTTAAAACAGTCACGCTGACAGACAACGACCAATCAAGAGTAGGTAAGGCGGTATTTTGTTCGGGATTGTCTGAACTCCATTCAATAATTAACGCGGGGAGCTGCGAACGTTGAGCAAGAGGAATAGTCCTAGACCTGTAGATTCTTGTTCCTACACCTGTTGTATCAGTAAGAGCCGTTTTAATTGCGTCGAGTATGTCTTCTCTCTTTGAGGCCATTTAAACTTTCTCCAATGAGATTTGACAAGTAAGGCCGTCTAAATCTTTTTCGTTGGTGCGTACTTTGTAATTAACAGAATTAACGGCGATAGCATCGCCAGCAACTAAAGAACCGAAGTCAGAATTTAAAACGTGAACAACTCGGTCAACCATTAATACTTGATCACCCGCAACAACTGACGTGGGTTCGTCCAAAATACAGTTTGCAGTGGTAGCCCCCGCAGTGCATGAAACACCAAAGGGGCCATCCAACATGCTTTTTATGTCATCAGCAAATGACATCTATTTTTATGTTGTGTACTTCTTAGAAGCGTAAGCAGTGACGTTTACGGCTCCTGTTCCGGTTCCGCCAGCCACGGTACTATTTGTTCTTACATAGCGCTTAAGATCAGAAACGTTTAACGCGATCTGTTCAAAAGCAGCGGTATTTGCCGCGGTCGTTGTGAACCCGCCATTTGTAACGTCCGTATAAGTGCCGCCGCTTGTGTCGCATTCTTGCAACTTAACGGCAAGAGTAACGCTTGCTCCCATTGCTTCAGATGAAAGAACGAAAGCAGCGCTTCCCTCATATCCTTGAAGATCTACACCTGAACCGTTAGCGGTTGAAGCAAGAACATCATTAGGAAGTATGTCAACGGCGGTTCCTTTAGAACCTAAATTTTGAATAGTCATTAGTCAGTTACCTCTGGGGTAGAAGTTGATTTAGCTTTTTTAGCTTTTGGTTTTGCTTTTGGTTCCTCTTTTTGAACCTCACAGACAACGGCTTCTTTTGCCTGCCCTGAATTAATTAGCTGCCTTGTTTCAGAGGGGGAAGCCTCGACAACCTCCCCAACCTGAACGACTTCGCCTTTTAATCCGAATGAACTTAAGGCTTCAATCTTCATGCTTATGCACCTAGACAGAAACTTGCAGGATGCTTAACAGCAACATCAACATCTTGAAGAACGCGAACGCGAACATTTCCAGACGCACCGCCTGTGTATGGGTCAACTTGAAGATCAAGACCTGACCAATAACCAAGGATCAATTCTGACCAGTTACCAAACCAGATGTCACCGGCTTCAATTTGATTTGAGACGTAAAGGGGATAACCGTTAACGACTCCATCTTCATTAACAAAGCGACCTGAACCACTATCCTTAGTTTTTACCTTCATCGCTCCGGCAATGTTGGCTCTAGTTACATAAGCAAGAGAACCAGTTAATGCATTACCAACAGAAATATCGGATTCCATGTTGACAACATCACCAAAACTAGGATCGTTATTGCCAACATTTTCAGTCGCTATGCCTGTGACATTATGAAGGCCGAGCGGCTCAGAACTCGAACCGAGCCCGTAGAGAGCTGCGCGATCTATTTCAAGAGCAACAGAAGAAGCAAGTGAAGATCTAACAAGTGATTCAACATCTAAAGAAGACTGAATTAAAAGCTTCCTAGATATATCGGTCATTGCGCCAATTGTGCGGGGGGTCATGTTGACCTGCTCAATTGTCATATCGGATTCAGTTACGTTTGAACCCTCCCCAACCCAATATGAGGTTTGCTGAGATCC